CTAAACCGTCACCACGCTTAAGGCCGTCACACTGGGCAGCGTACCCGGAGCCGGATCCGATACCGCGTCAATGAGTTGGTAGACCTCCCCACGCGGTGTGACCACCCGCTGTTGTGGACCCGCTGTGATCCGCTCCGCGAAGGTGATCCGCACCCGCTCTCTCGCGGCAGAAGGGTCCTCTGCGGGGATGTCCGCGGCAAGCACCTCGATGACCGCCGAAACCGCAAGTCGATCAGGCTGCCAATCGACGATTTCTGGTCCTTCTACCCCGGTCTGCCAAACCGGACCATCAAGCCGCACCCAACAGGCTTGAGCGCTGCAAAGGCGAGTGCTCCGCGCTTCGCAGACAAACCGTGTCGCCGCCCGCAACCGCTTGACTCGCCGCAGTGTCCAGCACGCCCCCGCGCCATCGATCAACCGATCGCCGACCATTGGTTCGCGTTCTCCGGCAATCGCCGGAAGATGCCAGATCGCATCGCTGCGGAGCACCGCGTCAGCTCGCTCGCCGATCGGAGCCTCACTCTCGACGAATCGCCAAGCACGGGGATAGTCGATCACCTGATCGCAGCCTTCGCGCACAACACGGACCGGTTCCAGCGCGTCGAGCACCCTGGTGAAGTCTTCTTCGGCATTCCAATCGGCGACATTCATCTGGTGTTCCCCCCGCTGGTAACCAATTCATAGGGATCGTCATCGTTGAGCTTCTGGTCGCACCAATCGACCGTCCGCTGGAGCGACTCGACGTACTGCTCCCAGTGAACCCGCTGACCATCGATCCAGTAAGTCGGTTTCGTATTGGCGCGCACTTCTTGAATCTGGCCCAACGTGAGCTGCTTGATCGCTTCAATCTGTTCTCGGTCGGTCATCACAGGGCCCTCACTAGGAAACGCATCACCACTGGCTGACCAACGTAGGGGGTCAGCACGTATCGCACCTCATAGCCTCGTCCGGCCACCGGAAACGCGAGGTTCGTTAGCACATCGATCTCGTGACGGAAGTTGAATCCGATTGCATCGACCGACCACTCGCCGGATGTTTGTAGCGTTGACAGCAGCACGTCTGCGGGGGTTAAGCTGACCGACATATGGCCGGTCACTCCCTGCGTCTGTCCATCACAACCCGAGCGCTCTCGAACGGTATAGACAACCGTACTGATCTCGCCCGGAACAATCGGTGAACCGTCGGTGTGCGTCACGCGGGCCAACAGCACAGCGCTCGCACCTTCAAACACAACTCCCTCGATCTCTTTAACTCCCGTCATGCTTCTCCCCCTGCTGCAAGAGTACCGATCAGTCCGGCTGCTGATCCCGCCACCGTCGCCTCGCCCGTCGCGACTCCCCCGCGCGTCACTGTTCCGGCGTCGGTCCATGCCGGACGAAGCGGCCGCCGTCGACACCGTGCCAGCGCAAGTTCTTCTTGGCCCAAGCTTGGTGAATGCCGTGTAACCGTCGGCACTCCCACTTCGGTCAGCGGTGGACCGCGATCATCTGCTGCCACACCCCGCACCTCCGCGCGGTAGAGAACCAAACTTTCGCGTCGGCTCCACAATCGATCGGGCCGCAACCCCTTGGCCAACAGACCCAACTCCCAGGGCTCGAGTGCCGCGGACCAGATCGCCACCTCGGCAAGGTCGCCCTGAAAGTTCGGGATCGGAGTCGGCCGTACTAGTGCGCCAAGGCTCACCGTATCGATCGCAACCGGTACCGTTTCCGATTTCACCAGCACGGAACCCAGCGCACCGTCCTGTGCCGCGACCGACTCGGTCGTTGAGTAATAAACCCCCGCTGCGTGACACCATTCACCCAGCGAAAAGCTGCCTGGTGCGTAGGCCAGTAAGAACGCCGAGTCGCGGACCACCGCCGCCACCCGATTCTCCGCGCGGATCCCCAGCTGAAAATAATCGTCGTTCAAGCTCGAATTGCTCAGCGAGATCAGGGTCGTCGAGAGGCTCGCCTGTGCGCGAAACCAGCAGGCCATCGTCAGCGGCGGGCTGGTTGGAAGCGCGGCAATCGGCCCTGTCCGATAGCTCGCTCCATTCAGGCCGATCGCCATTACGCTTCCTCCCGCAGCTCGAGCGCCACGAATTCGGCGTCGCCGTTCATCGTGTCCTCCACCGCCGAACCGAGGCGCCGTACTCGCAGGCGGATCCCTTCACCGCCAACTAAGCCGGTCGTAGCCACTCCCGGCAACGTCAGTTCGATAAGCTGAAGCTGCCCCGATACCGCTGGAGCGGTTGAGGTCATGAGCACCTCGGTGCCAAAAGCGTCGCTATCGAGATCATGCGGAGAGCCACTACCAACAAAGGCTCGTCGCTCGAGGGCGATCCCCCAGCGGACTTGGCCGGCAGTCGCAACGGTTGCCGACCATGCCATCCGCAGCAACAACGATCCGCCCGCGTAATGCGCTGGCATCACGCCTTGGAAATCGACGGCTTCCTCCGCCGCATCGGTAAAGTCTAGAACCGGTTGACCGTTTCTCAGATCAAGTCGAGCGCCACTAGCGAGCGGAAACCCCGCCATCGCGCCCCCGGTCAGCAGCGTGTCGCCCGCCGCCATCGGATCCTCCTCTCGGATAAGTAGTGCGCCGCACTCGCAATGGCGGTGCTTAAAAATGTTGGGGCCGCGGGAACCGCGCACTGGCAGCGGTATTTCCCACAGGCCTTGCCGACGTCTTCCCGCGGCCCCAATCATGCCTCGGACTCGGTAAGCATCAGCCAAAGCACTTAACAACGAAACGCGGGTTGAGCACCGCCGCCGCCCCACGCTCACTCGCCTTGAAACGCAGCACGATGTCGTTGGTGAAGTCCGCTTCGCTACCCAAGGGGGCCTGCGTCACGGTGATCGGCCAGTTCTCCATGTACGCGAACGCGCGCTTGAAGTCGCCGAGGAACCACAGTTTCTTCGCATCCGCCGCGCCGAGGCCCGAGGCAATCGCCCGGCGATAAGCCAACCGACTCTCTTCCACCCGGTAGTTGCCAAGCGGGTTCGCAGCGATCGTCGTTGTCGAACCGCTTGCGGGCGTGTAGTTGATCTCTGCCGCGTTAAACGTACGATGCGCTGCGTGCCGATACGCCGGCATCACAAGCGCCGTCGTACTCTTAACCAGCACCGGCTCACCGGTAGCAGGATCAAGGATCTCGGCGAGAACCTGCTCAGCCCGGTCGACGCTCGTCCAGTCGACAAGCTCGTTGCCCGTCAGCACATTCACCCACGGACCGGCTGCCTGATACGTGTCGTACGAAACCCCCGCCTGCTTGTAGGGATTGGTCACGCCAAGGATCACGTCGAGCAAGCGCTTCTCCTTGTTGAGGCCCAGCACCTCACCAACCTCTGCCGCACGCGAAAGGATCAGATTCGTGCGGTCAAAGAAAATCGCTTCGCGCGTTACCGGCACGATAAAGCCGTGCTTCATCGTCGAAGGGGTTTCGATGTACTCTTCATCGAAACCGAGGCTGGGGAAAGGCATCCCGGGAGCCACTTCGTCAAGCTGATCCGCGATCCGCGTTACGCCCGGAATCTTCTCGCCATCCAGCCGTGTCGGGATCGTCTCCACCAACCGCGAGGCGACAAAGACCTCCGATTCGTAAGACGCAAGAATGCGATTGTGGATGATTTGGCCGGCGATCTGCTGGAAGGCCGACGCATCGACCCCCTCGGACGACTCACTCAAGCTTGTCGATCCGCTCCGCGGATCCAGAGACCGTACCCACGCCTGGCCGTCGGGGATCAGTGCCTCGGCCAGATCGCGGATGCTGAAGTCTTCGGGGCGCAGATCCCCGCCGCTGAGGGCCTCGCTTAAATGCTGTGTCGTCTTCTCACGACCGTCAAGGTCGTAACGCCGCTTCAATTCTCGATAGTTCACCAGGGGCACGATAACCTTCTCCGTTTTATGGCTGGAGGAATGAGGCCGCATCGGTCGACGCGGCCCGAGACACTTCGTCGCGTCAGGCAACTTCCTGCGGACCACCGCGCGTCGTTGTGCCGACAACGTCGACCAAAACGCGGGACGAGGCCGGATCGACGCGCTGCGCACACCGTCCGATCGCTTCTTGAACGCTGGCAACCGTGCCAACTTTCTGATCCTCAAGGGCGTCGCCACCCGCGTTCTCCGCAACGCCTACCAGTTGGCCCAGCGGACGCACCGCCGCGTCACCAGAAAACTCGAAGACACCCGTCGTCGCGATCCGGATCGAACCGGCGCGCCCCGCTGGCGAGGCCTGCATCGCAACCCCCACAAACGCATCGTGGAACACCGCCTGATTCGCGGTTGCTGTACCCGCGTCGGCTGCCGCCGAGGCCGGCTTGACCGTCGATCCCTCGAGGTACAGCAGGTCTCCAATCTCGATCACCACGTCGCTCTGGACGGGATGCGTCACGGGGTTCGTATCCCCGTATCGCCATCGCATATGATTCGCCATGTCGCTCTTCACTCCGCATTAAAAGGAAACTCACAAACCGCCCTACACGGACCGCGTCAGCCTTCGTCTAACGACCCGTCACCGCCGCCACGAATCCGGCGACCCCCTCAACCCTTTGCTTGCCTGGGCCCCCTAGCGGCTCGGCCTCGCGGCTCTCGCACGTCGGCCGCACGACCAAGCGTTCTTGCAATGCCCGCATAAGCTCGGCCCGATCCGCGATCAAAGCCCGCACCGTGTCCTCGTCGGTCGCCGCTTCGAGGGACGCCAGCAACCGATCGTCCACTCCCAATTCGGTAGCACCGCCGAGCCCGTTCTCCTCAAGCACTCGGCGCACCAGTTCCGCTCTTCGCAACGCAGCCACCTCCTCGCGCAGAGCGTCTAGCTCTTCATGGGGGCTGCTCGTGGGCGTCGGCGTTGCCGAGTTGGCTAGCGATTCTGTCTGTTCAAACAGGCCCGACGTTGTTGCCGGATCAGCGACAAGATCCACGCTATGAACCCGTGCGATCGCCTCGACAACCAATTGCTCTCCCTCGCGTCGGGTCCGGGCCGCAACGTTGTGCGAAAGACCAACGTTCTCGGGTGCGTGTTCCGCATCCCATGCCAACTGCTCGGCGAGGGCGTGGCGGGGGTTGTAGTGGAGGTCGCCAAACAGCCCCTCTCCCGTCCTTAACGAAACATTGCGAATCATGCCCAAGCGGTCCCGATAATCCCGCGCTGCGAGCGGGTTGCCGCTGGGGTGGTTCACATTGACCTTCGCCCCGTCGTACAAGTGCATCGCCGATCGCAGCGCTTCCTCGCGATAGACACGCCCGTTGCGCGATTGCAGACCGAGCAGCTTCACTCCCCGCAACACCCCCCGCCGCGGATCAGCCGCCAAACGCTGCCCTGCTGAATCCACGTACTCTTGAACCATCTGGGATAGCGCTGGCTCAGCGGCTATCGGAGCGGCCGAGGCCGCGTTCTTCGCTTGCTGCATGGATCGTGACTCCAGAAACGAAAAGAGCCCTTCTCTCCCGGCTAGCGGGCAAAGAAGGGCTCGAGGAAGGACGCCCACCGGTCGCGGTGACCAGAGGCTCGGCTCGATGCCGATCAGGTAATTTCAGTGGCGAAACGCATCGCGCTCCGCCCGTCCGCTCACTTCAGCAGACGATCGGTTGTCATCCGCACCTGCTGCACGTGGCCACTCTGCACGCTCAGAGTAAGCGTCATCGTGCCGTAAAAATCTTCACGCGAAGACTCTTGCATGAGCCGCCAAAAAGCGGCCTCGGCTTGCTGGGCTTTGCCCCTCCGCCTGGCATTTAGGGGGGCGTTAGCAGCGACGGTACCGGCGTTCTGTGTCATAGGCGTATTATAAACAGATGTACTTGTGTACCCTAATTCAATTCTTGGCCAGCGCGCGGATTTGTCGTTACGCTCCCGGTAGGGCAGCGTTCGCCGACTTTTCGTGCATCCGACGATTGAGCTGCTCTTGCTCGTAGTCAAAGCCCAACCGCTGGCTCCACGTTTGCGGCGAGAGAACTCCCTTCTCGTAAGCGATCCGATCGATCTGTGTCTCTTGCAAGCGATCACGCACCCGCAGGGTCGGCGGCTCGACCTGCAGCTGCACATGGGTCAAGCAAAGCTCGGACAGCCGCCCCGCTCGCACCGCGTTCCGCAGCACCACCCGTAGCAGCTTGCGATCGTCGGCAATCATCGACGCTTGCAATCGGGAGAACATCTTCACCGCCGGTCCCTCCGCGACCATCGTCGAGGCGTAGCTGGCATTCGACGCGTCGGAAGTGAACATGAACTCGGGCATCACCAGTCGCGCCGCGATCGCGCGCAGCTCAGCTTGCAGGATGGTCACATACGACCCCGCATCAATGCCGGTTGTCGGGAACTGGTAATCAAGCCCCGCCGGGGCGTCGAGGATCGTTCCCGGTCCGTACTGGGTGACACGCTTCACACGGTTGTAGCGATCCGTACTCTCCGCGGTGGAGGCATCTGCCACAAAGCGTTCCACTCCGCTCCGCGTTGCGTTGCGATGTTTTCGGATGAGCGCGATTGCCGTCTGGATCTCGGCCAGCACACTCATGTTCCGCAGTAATCGATCCGCTCGGCGCAGATTGCCGCGCACGGCTGTGTAGAGCGGTAAGCCCCGCTTAACATTGCGGTCCACATTGGATTTACGATGCTGAACCTGATCCGCCTCTAACAGGGTGCCATCGACAAAGTAGCCACGCACGGTCTCGACATCGCGTGGGTCGGTCAGCACTCCATGGCTGGCTGCCGGATCGAGTGCCCGATCGTTCGGTGTGGCCACCTGCTCGGGGTCAATAAACCGAACGGCTGTCCTCCCGTCTGCGCTCGCGAACCAGCGCAAGAAAACTTCGCCATCGCGGTCCATTCGCCGAACGATTTCCTGCTGTCGCGCGTGCCAATCGTTCTCTTCCATGAACTCATCGATCACCTCCTGCACGTGCTGCGCATGCTCTTCAGGACCAGCCGATCCTTTGCGTACGCTGGCCTGATAGAGGTGACCTGTCCCCACAAGGTAGCTGATGCGGTTCTCGTGTCCGTTGATAGCGAATTCGTTTTCGATCGCCAGCCGACGGCACTCTGTACGCAGCTGTTCAAGTTGCGGCGGTGTGAACGCGGCCGACGACCCCGCACCTCGACCATTCAATGTGCTCCAAAGCTCTTCGCCATCGCCCGCAAACGCCTCGTGAGGATCAACAAACGTGCCCCACAGCTCCTCGAACGCTTCCATCACGCGCGACTCATATCGCTCGGGTGCCGATGCCTGCGCGTTCTTCTCGGTTGAATCTTTCATCGATCGCTTTAGGTTTAGGGTTTTGATCAGTTAGCTGAGGTTTCTCGGCGCCAGAGGTCTTCCGCTAAACGCAAAGCCATCTCGAGCGCGTCGGGGCCGTCGTCGTGGTCCCCGAGGGGAAAGTCACGCAGCTGGTCAAGCAGCAGCTCGGCTCCCGGAGAGCCCCTGCGAAACCGTATCCGCCGCTGCGACAGATACGGCCCCAAACGGCGGATCCGCATCGGCTTGGAGGTGTAGTTGTGCATCTCGCTTGGCACGACGCCCAGCAAGCCCTGGCGATGAAACTCTGCGATAAACTCGCCGGCCAGCAGCTGTTGCCACTGGTTCGATTCGACCCCAAACGCATCCGGTCGGAACCGCTGGCAGTGCGCCACCGCGTCCGCAACCATTTGCGGCGTCGGGCGTCGTGCCAGGTCGGCATCGACCAACAACCGACCCTGAGAGTCCACTCCTAGCATCACGATTGCCGAATAATCTCCCTGTCGGGCGTCGCGACCTTTGCTCGGATCCAGCGCGATAGTCCGTAACCGCAGGTCCGTGGGCCAATCGTCGAACCAGACCTCTTCGCCGAAGTACGCCTCCGGCCATTCGCACCGCTCAGGGTCTACAGGCGAGTTCTGCTTTTCCCGCTCGAACGCCGGTCGACCGCTCTCCACACGCATCCGCATCAGTGTGTAAAGGTCTTCCTCTTCCGGCCAAAGGACCTCCGCACCGGCGTGCATCGCCAAACGGTTTGCGTCGTAAAACCGTTTCGCCTCGGTGCCCGCATGGGGTCGATCGAGGTCACAGTACAAGGCTTCCCAACGGTCCCACAGCGCAACATTGGTTGGCCAGCTAACCACGCTGCGGAACAGCCGCGATCGCCAGCCCGCGGTGCGATGCAGCCGCATCGCTAGCGCATCGCGGTGCAGCGCGGTGGCTAGATTTACAATACTTGTACGCCGCGTGCCGGCCTTTAGCAGCGTCCCGTGAAACCAGGCGTACGACGACGATCGCTGATGCGGCGAAGCCGCCTGCACCTCATTCTCAAGGTCGTCGCAGATGATCAAGGTCGGGCGATGCGCACGGCGGCGGCGTCCGCGGATGCGTTGCCCCGTGCCATAGGCCTCGATCACGGTCCCGCCCCGCAGCTCGATGCCGCCCACCGTCCAACGCGACCCCCGCCCCACCCGCCGTGGATAGGCAGCCGCCAGTTGCTCATTTTCCAAGAGTTCGGTCTTAACGTTCTCTAGATGCGACTGTGCTTGATCCTTCGTATCGGAGACAATCCAGATATAGGGCTCGGCCCCCTCTAAGGCGGCACGCAGCACATGCGCGAGCGTGCCGATCGTGGACTTGGCACCGCCACGTGGCCCGAGCAAGTTGATCTTTGCCCCGCCGCTGGCAGGTATCTCGTCAAGCCGGTTCGCGAGCCACCGATGCATTGCCGAGGGGGGCTTCGCAAAGTGCCGGGGCAGCATCCGACGGCTCCACGAGAGCAGCCCCTCGGCCTCTTCCGCTCTTTGATTCGATACGGGTTCGCCCACAAAAGCAGATTCCACCGCACGCCGCAGTCGTCGTGTAAAACGCACGAGCGGGTCGCCATACGTTTCATTCATGGCGATCCTCCTGGTCATCCGATTCTTGATCCGCGTGATCGTCGTCGGGGCACCCCTCTTCGCCCGCGTCATCGTCAGCCGAACTCATCGGCCCCAACAACGGGTCCCGCAGCGTTTGCACAAGTTCCTCCAGCTTGTCGAGCACGCGCTGGCGATCCCCTTCGTGGCGAACTTCGGCGGCGATACCCGTGGCGATTGCGCTGAGCAGCCCCGCTAATTCACGCCGCGTGATTGCCCCGGCATCGCGACGACCAAAGCGCTCGGGAGCCAAGCGCTCCAGCCACCACACACTGGCGCGCCAGTGGCGTTCGTCCCTGGCCGCCTGCTGAATGTTCCTCATGTGCGCCAGCTCAACGCCCGCTTCGCTCCGCCGCAGGGTGGCCGCAAACCGCTCATCCTGACGAGCCAAGTCGAGCAGATCTTCGATCGTGCAGCCAACGTACTTTGCCGCGGTCTCGCGGTCGCAACCAACCGACAAAACCAGACTCGCCTCGCGTTTCTGTTGATCCGTCAGCACGCCGAGTCCCCTTGTTCAAATGAATGCGCTCTTCAACGCTCTGCACATATCGATCCACGCCGCGGGTTAGTCGCACGATGGTCGTCAGCGATAAGCCATCGGCAACAGGCTCTCAGCCTTTATCGCGTATCTCACAGATACTCGAACGAGACCACCGCCCGTCCCGCCGAGCTGCGGTACTGTCGAAACGCCGAGCGGTGCCGTCGGCTTCCCTGACCGGTCTTGTTCACCTTCACAGCACGCCACAACGGGGAGTCACGGCAGTGGTTAATCAATGCCGGATGGCTGCTTGTCACGTTGATTCTCAAGCCCTCGGCGCGGTGCATTTCTGCAACCGCTGAAACGGTCCGCATCCCGATCCCGATCCCTTGATAGTCCGGCAGCGTCACGATCCGCGTGAAGCGGCGATGCCGCGGCTTAGCGATCACGGGCAATGTCGCCGCAAAGCTGACCGGCTCCCCGTTCCAGGTGGCCAGATAGGAGCGCGCCTGCGGCGCAATCGTTCCGGTCAGATAGTGATGACGTGCAAACAGTTGCCACGCTTCCACGCTGCAGCGATGGATTTCCAGTCGCACATCGGGGCGCCGAAGACGCCTCCGGGTTAGCGTGCCGGTGGACATATCGAGCACCCAATCGGGCTCGAGCCAGTCTGCCACATCGTAGTGGCAGGTGACCCCAACAAAGCGGCATCCGATCCGCTCTTTGCGAATCCCCTTCGCGATCGCCGCCGAGCAGACCCGCGCAACGTTGCGGTCCACAACGCTCGTGAATTCGTCGAATACCACAATCGGTTTGGCGGCGTTAGGACTGCGCGGCACCGATCCGATCGCCAGAGCCCGCGCTAGATCGCAACGGAATTGTTCTCCATTGGAGAGCACTCGATACGGCTTGACCCACGACGGCGGCGAGCCAAAACCGACCGCAGTGAACAGCTCGACGATCGTCCGCACTCCTCCCGTTTCTCCCAACGTCTCTTCAAAGCAATCCAACACCGCTCTGTCGGCGGGCCAAGCGCCCGCCCCGTAGAGCGCTGCCGCGTAGCGCTCACGCGCGACGGTGCTCTTTCCACTTCCCGAGGGCCCGACAATCAGCCCAATAGACCAATCCTCGTCGTCGTCAGGCAGCTCGACCGAGAAACGCTCACTCGCACGTTCCGTGAGCGGCACATCGAACATGCCGGCTACCTGTTGCACACGAAACGAGTCGTGTACCGGGCACTGAACTTCCACTTCGACCGTAGACATCGGTGCTCCTCTGTAAGCGATTCAAGAAACAACGCGGGGCGGCCGTCACAGCGTCAGCACCCGACAGCGCAACCCCTCGCCGCGAAAGCGCTCATACATCTGCTCCTGCTGTTGCTCATCACTCACCTCGATAACGATCTGGTAGCTCACAGGGATCTCAACCTCGGGCGGCGGAGCCAGCTTTTGATTTTCAGCGTCGAGCTCGCGCCGCAGCTTGGCAAACAGTTCTCCGATCGGCTCGCTGGCTGGCTGTGTGGTGTTGAGCAAATCGGCGAGCATCGCCTCGTCGATCCCCGCCAGCGATGCCAACGGATCGTGGGTCAACAAGACCTTCTCCGCTTCCTCATCGTTGAGATCGAGCACCAGCACCGGTACCTCGTCGCTGGGGGTGGTCGAGGCCCGCAGGTGTCCATCGACAATCTGCAACGTGCCATCTGCCAACTCACGCACCAACAGAGCGTCCGCAATTCCAACGTCGGCCAGCACCCCTTTCAGCACGTCACGCTGAAAGCGGCTGTGCGTACGCCAGTTCTTGGGATGCGGCTTCAGATCGCCCGCACGCACGCGCCGCAACTCTTTAACCCGATCGCGATACTTCATGGTCGCCCCCTTCCTGTCAGAACACGAACATCCGATTTCAAGAGCGAAACATCGGCTTGCAGATGCGCCAGCTCCGCCTCAACCCTTGCAAGACGCTCACGACTCGTAGTCGAGAGGTCCCAAACATTCCACAGCGTGGCTCCTACCAGTGTCAGGATCGCCAACGCCAGTGAACAAAGCCCTCCCCAGTCGGCCGGAGCCAGCCTCACTCGATCACTCGAATACCGCACCATGCTCACTCCCGCTACTTACGAACGCCCCGCTAACGATCCTCACAACTAGCACGTCAATCGCTGCCGTCCCTGCCACAATCCTGTGTCCCGCTGCTCCCGATCGACACGCCGCGCGCTTACGGTCCGGGCGCGGGAGGGATGATCGGGGCTCCGCTGCTACGCACCCCTGTGGTTGAGCCACCATGAACGCCCGACGCGTTCGCATCGGTCCGCGTTGCTCCGTAGTAGCTGTTCAGATTGGTCGGCCAAGGGCCGATATCCGCGGGCAACTCGGTGACAGGGATCCCCTCGGCAAGGATCTCTAATCGATCCTCCGTAAAAACCCGGTCCAAACGGGGAACCGTGTCGACCATCTCCGTCGAAGTGAAGAAGGCCGCGGGGTTGTACGCCGCGAGATCGGCGTCCGAGAGCGCGAATCCCTCGCTCCACGCCTCTTCGCGTGCTTTGCCGAACAGCTCGATCGCCATATTCGCGTAGACCCGCCGCAAATACTGTCCGACCTGCCCCGCGAAAGCTGTCGAGATCTCCATCTCCTTACGATTCTCGGTGTGCTGCATGGCCTCGGACATCGAAACCAGCACCATCCCAGCCCACCGCCGCAAGAAGGGATTCCGCACTTTGAAGAACGGGATCGGATACACCCGAAACACTTCACCCGCGGGACGCGAATGGTGCGCCTCCATGTTGTCGATGCCCGGCGGCACGGCACGCCCCGCCAGAATGCTCGCGGCTCTCAGATAAAGCTTGTGAACCCGTTTGCACGTATTGATCGAGGGTGGGATCCGCAGATCAACGTCCTCATGGTGCATCACGTGGAACAGGTTACGCCCCACGAGGTCTACCCAGTCCAGGATCTGGGGGTTCAAGCTCCCCACATCGTTCGACCAGTTCGGTACGGCGTACCCGGCGTCTCCGAAAACGCCGACTCGATACCACAGCACGGCGTCGGTATTGGTTAGCGGCATCACAGCTCCTTTGAATCGATCAAAAAAAGGGGAAGGTACGAACTGCTACTGGCACTCAGCGCACCGAGGGAACTCACTCTTTGCGACCGGCAAGCTGCTGGCGGATGAGCGAATCGAGGCTCGTCAGCCACTCAACCGAACCGGGAAACTTCCGGGCTAATTGTTCGCCGGCCCACTGATGTGCCTTAGCGAATTCATCGGTTGCGTAGGGCACGTAGTGCGTCTCACGGATCGACTGCTGGGGTGGCGGTGCCGTATCGATCGCGATCGGACGGCTCGTAGCACCGGCAACGTTTCCGGCTGTAGCAGCCGTGCTCCTTCGTTTGCGCCACCATAGCGCTGCTGCCATGAGCCCTACAGCCGGCGTGCCGACACCGAGCAAGGCAGCCAACCATTCGACGCGCCCCGCCGATCGCGCCGCGTTTCCAATCGTTGTTGCTCCCTCCGCCAAACGCTCGAGCCGTTCCCGCAGAAACTCGTCGCGCTGCTCGGCTCGGTCATTCTCGGCATGCCTGTCACCGCGAGGTGTTAGCTCGGCCAATCGGGTGTCGATCCGCGTGAAGCCTTCTGATACACGTTGGTCGAGATCAACAAGCCGACGATCGCTCGCGGCAAGTCGCTCCTCGATACCTGATGACCAAGCAGCGGAGAGTGGCAACTGACGCGGCTGCGTCTCTTCTTGTGGAGCCGATGCTGGAACCTCAACAGGAAGTGCCGCGTCAGACTCCGGCAATCGCCCCAGCAGTCGCTGCAAGGGGCGACCGAAAGTCGCATAGGTTTCCCCCTGCCGAGCGCCCCACACCACACCAACCAACCTGCCGGCGGCGTTGAGCACCGGTCCGCCGCTGTCACCCGGTCGAACCTGCCCACGCAGCCTGAGGCTAGGAAAGACGGCCCCCTCGGGCCGTGCGAGCCCCAGCACGGGGCCACGCACACATCGGGCCATGCCCGTTGGTCCATAGCCGCAGGCCGTCAACAATCCGGCCGAGGGCGTGTCTTCGTGGATCGCTTCGATCGGTGCCGGGCTAGCTGCGACCCGCCGGGTCGCTACGAGCGCCAGATCGTGCTGACGGTCGATCGATAGCAGCTTACCTGGCAGCGCTGGCTGACCTTGCAGACCAATCTCAATCGGGCCGTTCCCTTCGAACACGTGCGCACAGGTCAGAAAGTAGCTGAGATCGCCGCGATGGGCGATCAGCGTGCACGTTCCCAACGAACTGCCTGTTGCCGTCTTCTGACCGATCCTCGCCATCGGAGTCGACGGCAACGACGCAGCGGGTGAGTCTAGGCCGACTGGCGCACAACCCTCGGGACCGCACACGCTGGCCGCTGCGCTGTCGAGACCGGTACCGAGCAGCGCTATTAACAACCTTGCCGCAATTGCGACCCTGACTAGATCCTGTCTTAGGGGCTTCGCTCCGCTCATCTTCGCTGCTCCCCTAAGGCCCAGAAAATCATCCGACGGCTTGATTCAAGTTGCCCGCGCTGCCGACTACGCACTTTGGGCATCACTAGTTGCACCGCGACGCCGTCTCGCTAACCATCAACCAGGGTGAACGCGTAGCGATAGAACGGGCTCCGCGCGAGATCGGCTGGCTCGGTCAGTCGATCCGCCAGATGGGGCGTCGGGTCGACTCCGCCGGCGATGCGATCGGCCATGGCACACGCTTGACTGCAGAAAGGAGGTCGATGCTCGATCGCGCTGTCTTCTACTTCTGCGGTCACAAACGTCCGCACGATTGGCAAATGGAGCAACGCGGCCGCAGCGACTCCGGCGTAACCGTAGTCACACCCCGCAAGCCGACGCATGTAACGTGTCGAGGCGAAGCGGTCGTATTCGGGCCAACGGTTGCTCGGATTTACACGAAAGACATCGATCTTTCCGGGATAACGAAGCACCTGGCTTGCGAGGGTCACGGCACGTCCGCCGTACCATTCGCGAACCTCAAGGCAGAACGGAACCTCTCCCCACCAAGCCACCTTCGCCGCGTGCGAGTGCAATCCGCGTCCCGCGATCGAGATCAATCCGCGACGGCGGAAGAGCAGCAGATCGCCGTCGTAAAGCTCGATCTTTGCCACCGAGAGCGGACGATACGTGCGGTACGCAAGTGTCATTGAGATCAGACTCCTGCCTGACAGTAGGTGCGCAAAAAAAGGGCCCGACTCAGGCAAATCGCCTGTGTCGGGCCCTTGGTAAGACGCTATCGAACTTGCTTAACGCAAGCCGCAGCTCTTCAAGACGCCATCGATTGTTTCAACGGGGCCATTATACCGCGCTGGGTGGCCAATCTCTTGCACAAACTGTGGGAAATCGCGTGCGCTCTACTTCTCGTGCGGTACCCGCCAGGGCTCGCTGCCAACGCGTGACTCCGCGGCTTAGCGCCGCGCCGCGACTGTGCCGATCGTGTGGCTCTCATACGCGGAAAATTCGCCCCACACCGGCAGATGATCGGAGACTTCAAGCGCCTGCTCTTCCGTCAAGCCGATCGCCCGTCGGTAGTCGTAAACGCCGGCGGTGCCCGTGAACTCGGTCGTCGCGACACGTGAGATCAACAGATTGTCGTGCAACCTTGAGCCGCGTGTATTCGTCGGCCCGCTACGCACAAGCGGATAGATGCCCGGCACGTTTGCCAAGAGATGCAAGTCGCTCGGAATCAGATCACGTCCGGCCGGGTCCTGTCGATAAGCACTCGAGACGGGCACGTTCGTGTTCAGATCACCCAACAGAATGACGTCGTCTTCCGTGGCACCACCGATGTCCATCCGCTGCACCGCCTGAAAGGCGCCGTACAATGCGTCGAGCTCTTGCGGGGCCTCGTCCGGATCCGTGTGAATGTTCATCAGCACAAAAGTGAAGGCCTGGTCGGGCGGTGCCAGCCGCGTGCGAAACATCATCACATGCGGCGGACGATGCAGCCGATCTTCCGGATCGTTCATCACAAAGTCGATCTGCGGATTCGCCTCGATCGTTTGCGTGTTGTACAAGAACGCGTAGCGCTCCGTGCTGGTGGTTCGACCAAGCCGGCGGCTCACACTAGCGGCGTAGCGTGATCGCCCGTCGGCATTGACATAGTAGCGCAAGAAATTGTCGATAAAGTAATCATCTTGGGTGCGGATCTCTTGGATCGCGATCACATCGAACATCCGCACCATCGAAGCAATCGCGTTCATCACATATTGCTTCTGCGCCTTTGCGTCACCGAACGTCTGGATATTGAACGAGGCGATCCGTACCGTAGGTGTCGGCGTCTGAAAGTTCGGCACGGGGCCCTGTAACGCAACCTGTTGAGGGGCCGGTTGCGCGTAGTAGGCCGGCTGCGATTGCTGCTGTACGGCACCGCTAAATCCACCCCGCACGCTAGCGCCCAACGTGTTCGCCACACGGCGCACCTCGGGAGGCAACAGACCCGAGATCATCGACCAACCGCCGCCCAACAGCACTGCGAGCAAGGCCAAGGGCGCTAAGCGTTGCAGCAC